CTGCCATAATTATCCTGCGTAAGCCTTAATATTTTTTGTGCAAACTGCATAAAAACCTGTAGGTGGGTCATATTTAAAAGTCCCTATTCCTGCATCATCTGCATAAGTTGTTCCTGTTAAAGCTGTTGTTCCAAAAACTCCATTACCAAAGTTTAAATCTATATATCCAGTACCACTAGCATAATGACCTGATGATGGATAATACCAACCTGAAGTCTCTAAATTTGGAGTAGTGACTATTGTAAAACCACCATCACCATCTACTACTGTACCATATGCACCTGTACCTGTTGCACCTGATGTTGGGTCTCCTGAATTCATCCATGATCCATTTTTTCCTGCCCATATTTTTCCATTATCTAAATCTAGAGCCTGCATAACGTAATCTCCTGTTGTAGAAGTAAGATAAGGTGTTGTGTTAGTAGAACCTTGGCTATTAGTTCCACCATTAGCTGCATGATAACCATATGAATAAGAACCACAGCCAACACAAGCATCAGAAGGCATATCCCAATTTGTATTTGTCACTCCAAAATATGTTGCATTATTAGTTGCAACTATTAAATTTTCCCAGTACCACTTTCCTGTATTCATAGCCAATGTTCCTAAAGGTGAAGATACATAACCTTCAGTATTACCAGATTGTTTTATTGTAACATTTCCATTCAGATAAGATTCAAGGCTGCCATATCCATGCCAACCACCTATAAGAGGATTCATCACACAAAAATTATTTGAAGGATTATCGTTTGTTGGTGTTAAAGTTCCGTATGTTGTAAAATCTGTAAAAGCATTAGAAGAACTGTCTAAATCTAAATTACTTCTGTCTTCCATCTTTAAATAAAATCCATTTGTACCTGGAGTTCCATAAGCTGCGGTTTTAATCTTCCATATTCCTGAAGTTGAGTCTGTTTCACCAAACTCTGTAGGTGCTAATGCTGCACCATCTACGAATTGAACATGGCTCATACAACCATCAAAATAATTACTTCCGTTTCCTTTTTCACCTATATTACATTGGTCGCCAGATTGATTACCTCTACTAGTTTGACTAGATGTTGGATTTGAATCAGTTGCAAAAGAAGTTTCTTCCACTCCATTAATATAGAGTTTCATTCTATCTCCAGCAGTTACATTAGCTGAATCATAAACTGCTACAACGTGCATCCAAGCTGAAGGGTCTCTAAATAATCTATTAGTAGTTAATTGTCCACCAGGACTACCAGCGACTTGATTTAAAAAAGTTAATTTATCATCAGTTCCAAACTGAAGTTCAGTCCAATAGCTTACATCAGAATAAAATCCACTCAGATTTTGAGTGGTACTTATATTACCTCTTTTAAACCATATGGATAATGTCCATTTCAAACTGTCACCTGTTGTAAAAACTCTTTCTATATATGTAGTTGCCATAATAAAATCCTAGTTAAATTGTCCTCCACCTGTTGCTCCAAAGCTAGATGTTAAAGTAAATTCTCTATCAGCCGTCTGAGCCTGTGCATCCGTAGCTCTGAGCGTAAATGTATATGTGGTTGCATCTTCACTTGAGCCACCAAAATCTGAAGTAGTTATAACACCTGTTGAAGAATTAAGCGAGCAATTTGCAAGCGATGCATTTGTCAATACATCTGTGGTTTCTGTATAAGCTACTGTATCTCCCGTTGCTGCTACGGTTGCCACAGTTCCTGAAAAATCTCCTGCTACAGTCCCTAAATCACCACTCGCTGTAGTCCAAACTGGGACATCAGATATGGTAAGAACCGCCGTAGTGCTTCTAACCGCGAGTCCCGTATTTAATTCTACTCTTATAAAATAAGTTCCGTCGGTTCCTAAGGTACACCCAGCTGTTAGTTGTGTTGTTGAATCTCTAACTACCGAACTTGCAGCAGTAATAACTCCTGTTGAAGCTTGAAATTCTACAGCAGGTATTCCACTTGAACCAAAATTAGTTCCTGTAATTACCAGGGATGTTAAATCATTGGTCGCTACACTTGGAGCGACCGAAGTAAACGTAGGGAAGGTTGCACCTACAGAATCAGCATAAGCCTTAATGCTTTGTTGTGTTGCTAGTGCTGTTGCACTATTTGAACCCATAGCATCTTCATCAAGACAATCTGAAATATTTGGAGTTGTTGGAAAATCCAGATTTTGTGAATTTAAATCTAGGTCACCGCCTAATTGAGGAGAGGTATCATCTACAACAGCGGCTAGTTTCGTATCTGCGTATGCCTTGATTGATTGTTGTGTCGCTAATTTAGTTGCACTATCTGAAGACATGCTATCTTCATCAAGACAATCTGAAATATTTGAAGTTGTTGGAAAATCCAAATTTTGTGAATTTAAATCTAAATCTCCGCCAAGTTGAGGACTCGTATCATCTACAAGACTACTAAAGCCTCCTACCTGATTCCCACTTCCATCTAAATAAACTGCTTTTTCTGAGGGCAGCGTACAAAAAATTTCTTTTGAACCTGCAGCGAAATCTACTGCTGAATCAGAATTGGAACTTTCCAAAACTGTAGTTCGGGTTAATGTTGAACTATCACCATTTAATGTTCCTAATCCTACTTCCCATTCATTCGCAGTATTTAAGGAGATGGCATAGTACGTCGTATTACTATTTCCAATCCCAGCAGCAAAAGTTTGAAAACCATCAACCGCTCCTGCAAAAGTCACGGCTCCTGTACCTGTTGTTGCAGTTGTTTCTCTTACCCTATTATTTAATACTAATGCCATATTATGCTACCTGCATAATTATTATGCTACTTGTATAATTGCAGTTGTTGCTGCATCGGCTGGAAATTGAATTGTAAAATCTCCCGAAGTTGCTACTTTAGCTCCACCAAAATCTATAACTAAACAAAGTTTATTGCTCTTGGTAGAATTATAAATAGCGGCTCCTAATGAAGTTAACGTTACATTAGAAAAAACTTCGTTATCAAAATCTACAGTAGCGGTGTTGCTTCCTGGAACACTTACTCCTTGACCATCTAATTCATTTCCTCCTGTCGCATAATTAGTTTCCGAAGAACTTACTTCATTGTCCGTACTATAAACCGTTGATGCTGTTGTATAAGGCGGCCCTAAGGTTGATACATACAAAGCAATTTTAAAGGTATTTCCTCCACTCGCAAAGTTATGCGTTCCTGATAACAGTTCCAATTTAAACGCGTCTGGTATTATATTTGCCATATTTTATTCCTTAATCCTGTGTTGGTGGTGGTGATTTAAGAGGCGTTCGAATAACTCCATCCTGGTATTCGTCCCTGCGTCTTCGACCTTGTTGTTCGATCGCGTACGATTGTAAAGCCTGCTGATATGACTGCTGATAATACTGTACCATATTTTGCGGACCTTTCAAGTATCCATATGCTTCTAGCAAAGAAGCGTACAAAAGTAAATCTTGATATTTGTTGCTTAGATAAGTTGTTGTAGAATCTGATACTGTAATGCTCGATGGCTGTTTAATATAGGCCAAAGTAAGTTCATAAGCTACATCAGGCGTAGGGGCCACGAGCCAATAAATAGCATCCCAATTAGCATAATAGACAGGTAATCCTGACGCTGTTGAAGGCGTATTATAATATTCGGTCATAAAAGAAGTATCCTTTTTCTCTAAATAAACATTTACATTGGGGGTCACATTCGAATTAGTTACTTGAGCAAATCTAATAATTCTTAAATCACTTGGAATTGTTACATACCGATTTCCAATGGTTAGAGTAGAAGTAGCATAGAATCGGTTATCATCATTATCTGCTTCTCTATAAATTCTGTTTTCTGCGTTTTTTGTAATGGTACTACAAATAGCATCGGTTAAAACGGTATCATCAACTTCCGTGTAGCTTCTCATATCTGTTTTTAAATTTGCGAATGTATATGCCATTATGGTCTATCTCCTACGGGTCCCGCGAAAGAAGGAAACCCTCCTGCTGTTGTAGCACTTGTCGCTGCCGAAGCCAAAGAAAAAGTATATTGATTGCTAACGGTCTTGGTTGAAGGTTGTCCTGGATAATTAACCGTAATGTTAATAGGTGTAATACTATAAGATCCAAACACTTTATCTAAATCATTATGAGCCGTTGCCGTACTTGCTTGTGGAGTTAATCCGTAAGTCGGTGCAGACGATCCTCGAGTTAAACCTGTTAAAGTATTGGTAGATTTACCTGTGTACTTAATAACTTCGCTTTGAGTAAAAGTATTTTTTCCTGCTCTCGTTTGAGCTGCGGTAGGTTTAGTTTGAACATAGATATATCCTGAACTTGGAAAAGCAGAAGCATCTGTTAAAGTTAAAGAAGTAACTGTTGAAGTAAGGGCGCCATTCAAAGTAGTTTCTAATTCTAAAATAGCTTTAGTGACTCCACCAATATTTTCTTGTTTAATCTGTCTAAATCTTACAGCATCCCCACTTGAAAAATTATGACTAGGTTGAGTCACCGTAACTGTGGTACTTACAGTTGTCGTAAAAGGATTGTTAGGTAAAATAGTTGTAGTAGGAAAAGCTGTTCGAGCTGGTCGTACTTTAGTAAGAGACATAGAATCCGCGCTTAAAGTTTTAGGTCTAAGTTGAGGTTGTTTAGGTTCATATTCAGAAATATGAACAAAGGCGCCTGTCCATTCAGTAACCATTTCCTTCCAGGGAAATTGTAAACCTGAACGATCTGAGATGGCTAGTGCATGTTTTCCTGTTGCATACTTTGGCATTAGATATTTGGATAATAAGCTTTAGGTGTTATATAAGTACTAGACGCTGATCCATCCTCCTGTAAAGCTCTTGCCAATTCATCTTCGTATAATAATTTAAAGGGTTGTGTTTTTTCCATTCTATATTTTTGAGATAAATAATAAGCTAAACCT